GAGGGTGTGGACCCCGGCATTGCGCGCTGCACCGGGCAAATCACGGTGCGGTTTGAGAATACGGTGCTGCTGGCGCAAGCCCAGGGCGGCACGGCAGCAGAATTCGCCATGGCCTTCACGATGGATGCCAATCGTAGCCTGACCGTCACGCTGCATGAGGTTTATCTGGCATTGGCCAAGACGCCGATCGAGGGTCCGGCGGGGGTAGAGGCGAGCTTTGACTTCAGGGCTGCCTTCAATGCGACGGCGGGGCGGATGATGACCGCGGTGCTGCGCAATCAGCAGGCGGGCACGGAGTATGCATAACGCCTATGGTGCTGCATCGGGACCGATCTACATCGTAAGCCGCCATGTGCCTGAAAGGATCCGCCTCAAGCTAAAGCTGAGTGGTTGAGCATCAAGCCCCGCCAAGTCGCATCCAGATCACGAGCCGCTCCATTCCGTGCAGCGCAGGAAAAAATTATGGAGTGATCAAAAACAGATCTATACCGCAGGCCATCTTGTCGAATTCAATTATCGATTACAGCCTCTGCAATAAATCGCGCTATGTCTCTAATATGCCAGTCTGGGCATGGCGTTGGGGACGCAGGGCAGATTTGCTCAACATTGCCGACTACACTTCGGAACGCTGCACCACGCACCGACCATGCTGTGGCTGTGATCGGGAGATCGGAGAGGCGTAGCGTGCCAGCCCCACGGATGCCGCGGACGAATAGTGTGTCAAATCGGCTCTCGCGAAGGTCGACATCACCCAGCACCAGGACATTCTCGATCCCGAGCGATGCTGACGATCCTACCACCTCAAGGTTTCCGAGCACTACGAGATGCCGCAAAGAAAGGTACTCCAGCCGGCTAGCTTCGATCCGCACAGACTGGACCACGATAGGCGACGCCGCATTACCTTCTAAGCGAAGGCGTGAACCTCGAGAACTCGCACCCTCAATACGCAGTGAATGCAACAGCATCGGCACCGTCCCAAGATTCCGCGGGTCGGACGTGAAGTAGGCGTTTAGGATCGCTCCCATATCGACGTTGAAAATTCCGGCTAGCGGGCAGCGCTCGTTGAGAGCACGAAAAGCATCGCTAAGCCGCTCACATATTGCATGAAAGCCCCCCCGACTAAACCATGGCACAGCCAAACGTGCCAAATCGACGTCACCGCTAACGGAAAGAGGCCGGATCGCCAGCACATTCCCAAGAGTCAGTGCTGCACCAGACGAATTGAAGTTTCGCACAAAGTGTCGGAGTTCCTCGACTTCGAGGGGTTGTTGCGCCAATATGCATTGCTCAATTCGTGCGCCCAGATCGATCGATCGATCAAGGTAGTCCCAATTCTCTACACGGCAGGATGGTTGCGCCGCAGAAGGGAACGGGAAGAGGTTTAGCACTAAGAAGAGGGTCAGCAATATTCGCATTGTCAACGCCACATGGCGAAGGCCATCGGATCTACGCCAAGCGGATCAGGCCTCAAGGGCAGTTGCCCCCAGATTTCCCAACGTTCGCCGTGCGCGCCGGCTGGCATGAGTGCCGGGTGCAGCATCGTCAGCGTAACCGCCTCGCTCAACATTAACGACAGGCGCAGCATCCCATCCAGCATCGCTGCCTCCATCCAGGACAACCGCATCGGTCGGTCGTCAAGATCAATTCGGCAAGAACCACCCAGCAGATCCGCTGCGCGAGTGAAGCGCCGGTCCAATCGGGTGCCTGGAGCATATGGATCGAGTGTGATCCTAGGTGCGCGGTAAAGGTTGACCAGACGACGATCGACTTGATCGCTGAGCGACAGCACGACGCCCGGCTCATTGAGGCTAGGCTCCAAGCGCCCGAGCGGGATCTCCGCGACAAGCAGCGCGCCCTCGGTGGTCGGCTCTGCCGCTGCTTGTGCCCGTCGCGCGCCGGTAGCGTCGAAGCATGCAATTCGAACGCGAAGCCGTGCGAAGCTATCGACCAGCACGCTTGCTTCGGGGCCGGGCAAATTGCGCGGCGAAAGTGCAGCGTTCCAGGCGATTGAAGCAGCCCCGAAAGGTGCGTCCGCCTCCCGTGGCAGCGTGGAGCCGACTTTCTCTCGCAGCCAAGTGGCGTACGTGCGAAGCGGCCCCGATACGGTGGCGAGGCGAAGGACCAGATGCGCCTCTATCACACCCCCGCGGAGAGGTCTGTCACCAGCCAAAAGCTGATCGAGATAGAAGAGTTGATCCACCTCGCTGCTGCGCCGCACTGCGTCGAGACCAGTGCAGGATAGTCGCGGCATAACCTCTGCGGCCGGCTGCAGGGCACGTACCGCATCGATCGGGATTGCCCAAGAAATATAGGTTCCCGCGGCTGGGACGCCGCCATTGGCGACGCCGACGACCCGACCGGAGGACGCGATCAGCGGAGCACCGGAATCGCCAGGCGCGATTGCGTTCTGAACGCCAATAACCGGTTGTGCGAGGTCCGGAAAACCCAGCCGAGCGATCCGGATCTGCAAATCCTCGGCCAGAATTGCGTTCAACCGGCGCGCGAGGCTGCGAATCTCAGCGCGAGAGTCCAGGACCTGCGGCGCACGCTCAGCATGCCCAAGGATAGTTGCTTGCAGCCCGCGCGGATCCGCACCGTACTCTGCCTCGAGTGGCGTGACGCCCGGCGGGGGCGGCGCCGCGAGGCGGAGCAGCGCCAAGTCATGGCCTGCATGCGCCATTTCCACGACGGTTTCCTGCAACCTCGTACCTTCGCCACCTCCGGGGATCGAGCCGAAGCGATAACGCGTTAAGCCGTCTCCGCAGACTGCGTGCAGCGCAGTCAAGATGCCGGTTGCTCCATCCGGGAGGCGGAAAAGGAAGCCGGAGGCCACACGTTCTGGCCCGGTTGTCCTTCCCTCTTGGCAAGGCCGGATGAGGCAGGGGAGAAAGGTGACCTGCACCACCGATCGCGCATGCTGCTCGATCCATGGCTGCGGCTGGGCCATAGCCGTATTGGATGTCAGCAGCGCTATCATCGGAGCAAAAAGCACTACCCGTTTCACGACCCGCACGCCCCGAACCGTGCCGCCGAAAGCAACGCCAAGCGGAAGCTGCTTTCCTGCACGTTGGCAGGCACTTGCTGACGACGTACCCAAGCTGCGATCTCGGCGAAACGGCCTGCTCGCTGCTCGAAGTCTCTAATCAACGCGGGATCGCTAAACAAGGCTTCGCCTGGAGGGGGGCGTAGCATCGAATTGGCGCAGTCGGACAGCAGGCCCGGCCCAGCGGCGGCTCCCCCCGTAGGACCAGAAGCGCTACGAAGTACCGAGGATGTCGGGAACAGCACAGCCGCTCCACCACCTGCCGCGGCGGCCTTTCCGAGTTGTTCGGCGATTTCTTTATCGGTCAATCCCAGGCCGCGAAAACTGGCGATCAACTGTTCTCCTGGGCTCGGCTGCTTGCTGCGCCAAAAAAGGCCCCCTGCCATCGCCGGGATCAGTGCGAGCGAGAAGGGAATTACGAACAGCACAAAGATCCGCCAGCGGGTGAATAGTGCACGGCTAGACGGAGCAGCACTCCCGATCAACGCCCCAGCCAAAGTTAAAGTGGCGGTCACTGCGACCCCGGCCACAGGGCTCTCGGACAAGCCGATTAAGACACCCGTCATGACGCCGAGTAGTGCCCCAGCCATCAAGACATGCTGCACGAACGTATTTCGCCTCAGAGTGCTCATGGGCGCCCCTAGACTTGTCGACTTCGGATCACAGGCGGCACCAAAAGACACTGCCGGCCTCCACTTTAGGCATGCCGCCGCAGATTGGGAAGAAAATATTGCGCAGGTGAACCTGGCAGGGACTGGCCCTACGCCCGGGATTAGAAAAAGCCCCGAGGCTGCGCTCGCAGGTCCCCCAGGTCGCGCCAATTAGCACGGAAGGTCTGCGCCGTGTCCGAGCCGCGGTTCCCACCGCTCGTCGCAGTCCCGAGCTAGGCAGATCAGCGAAGGCCTCTATCGCCCGCCACCATCGCCCGAACTCGACGCAGACCTAACGCTACGAACGGAGAACCTCATGCTCACCCTCGACCTTCCGGTCGAGCCGTATTGGCTCGACCTGCCGCGCGGCGTCCGCGTGGAAATCCGCCCCATGACTACTGCCGTAATGGCCGCGGCGCAGGCCGGTTCCGCCCGCCGCCTCGGCGCGCTGCGGGCCGCGGAGGCCGACCTCGACCCCGACATGGTACGCGGCCTGGCCTTCGCCTTCCTGGTCAAGGCGCTGGCCCGCCACGCCGTCACCGCCTGGGAGGGTGTGGGCGGCGCCGCCGGCAAGCCGCTGCCGCTCTCGCCCGATGCGGTGGAACGCCTGATGGACCTGGACGACATCGCCGCCGCCTTCTGGGACCGCGCCACCGCCCCCGTCGCCGCCGTGGCCACCGAGGGAAACGGCTAAGGGCTCGCGCCGCGTGGCATTTCGGCAGCGGGCCCGAATATTGTCGCGGCTGCGCAGCCATCGCGCGCGATTGCGGCGATAGCTGCCCCTACACGCAACACGCGCCGGTCAGCATTGAGGCCCACGCCTGCTGGGCAGCCGGCACCGCCAGCGCTGAGGCCAGCATGGCTGGCATTACCCTCAACATCGCCAATGCGTTGGCCGCCGCGCGTGATCTCGGGGCGCAGGGTTGGGCAGCTTCGGAAATGCTGATGGCGCTCCGCATCGGCATGGCGGAAGGCCTCGCCACACGCGGCAGGGAGGAAACGCCCCATGGCTGACGCCACCCGCCGCGTCTCGGTGCGCCTGTCCTTGGACGACGCCGCGCGCGTAAAACAGGAATTGCGTGAGGTCGGTGAGGCCGGCCAACGCTCCCTCGCGCGTATTCAGGGCGGTGCGGAACGTGCGTCCCGCGCGTTGGATTTACTGGATATCGCCGTGCGCGGCGTGCAGATTGCGGGCTTGGCCGCCGGGCTGCGCGCAATGGTGGTCGCGGGCGATGCGCTGACGCAATCCATGGGGCGGCTGAATACCGCGCTCGGTTCGGTGGAACGCGCCGGCGAAATCTATGACAGGCTCTATCAGGATAGCCTGCAAACCGGCGTCGCGGTGCGTGAAAGCGTGGACGCCTTCGCTCGGTTTTCCATCGCCGCGCGAGAGATTGGTGCGACCTCCGATCAGGTGGCAACGCTCGTTGGCGGCTTGCAGCGCATCGCCATCGCCTCGGGCGCCTCGCAACAGGAAATCTCCTCCGCCACCCAGCAGCTGGCCCAGGCCCTGGCATCGGGCACGCTGCAAGGCGATGAACTGCGTTCCATCCTGGAAGGCCTGCCCACCCTTGCGCAGGCGCTGGCGCGCGAGCTTGGCGTTTCCATCGGTGAACTCCGCAAGCTCGGCTCCGAGGGCAAACTCACCGCCGATACGGTGTTTCCCGCGCTGCTGGGCGCCGTTGAAAAGCTGAATGGCGAATTTGAACGTGCGCCGCTTTCGGTGGGGCGCGCCTTTGGGCAGCTCACCGTCGCGACGGATCAATTCCTCGCCCGGCTCGATCAAGCCATCGGCCTTTCCAACACGCTGGCTCAGGCGCTGTCCGGCGCGGCGCGCGTGCTGGATGGCGTCCGGCGCGGCTCTGGGCTTTTGCTGCCCACCGAGCAGGAGGCTGCGCGCCGGGCGGAGGCCGCAGCACTGCGCGCGCAGATCGCCCGGCTTGAGGCTGAAATCGAAGGCCAAAGCCTGCCCGCCGAACCACGGCGCGGCACCATCCGCAGCGGCCTGGTCGGCACCGCGCAGCAACAGGCCGGGGTGGATCGCACCGCCCGCCTGGAGGAATTGCGCCGCCAGTATCAGGAACTCGCGGAGGAAATCACGCGCGGTGAACATGCCGCCGGCGAGAGGCAGCAGCGCGAGGCGGAAAGTGCGGCCGCCCAAGCCGCCGATGCACGCCGCCGCCGCGCCGGCGCGGATGCCGAGGAATTGCGCCGCGCGCTCGATGATCGCTTTCGCATCAATAGCGAATATGAGGACCGCGTCCGCCGCCTGCGTGAGGCCGAGGCCGCCGGTGGCATCACCGCCGCCGATCGCAGCCGGCTTGAAACCCTGGCGCTGCAAGAACGTGATGAGGCGCTGCGCCGCATTGAGGGCACCACGCGCCGTGTCGTAGCCATCCCACCCGCTGATCGCGCGGCGGAACGTGAGTTGAATGACCTGCTGCGCGAACGCGAAAGGCTGATCCTGGATAATGAGAATGCCTATGAACGCTATCAGCGCCGCCTGGAACGGCTGGGAGATTTGGCGGAGCGTGCCGAGCGCGCTGGCCGCCCCATCCCGACCGAGACCATCGCCCGCGAAGGCGAACGCGCTTTGAGCGAATTGGAGGAGGCCGAGCAGCGCATCAAGCGCAGCACCGAGAATACGCGCGATGCCGCGCGGGAATTGGGCTTTGCCTTTTCCTCGGCCTTTGAGGACGCGATTGTGCGCGGCGCCAGGCTGTCTGAAGTGCTCAAGGGGCTGTTGCAGGACATGACGCGTATTATTGCGCGGCGCACCATTACCGAACCTTTGGGCAATGCCGCCTCAGCCGGGCTTTCCAGTATTGGCGCGGGGAACTGGCTGAATGATATCGGCACCGCCATTGGCGGATTGTTCCGCGCCGAGGGTGGCCCGGTGGCGGCGGGGCAGCCCTATATCGTTGGCGAACGCGGCCCGGAATGGTTTGTGCCAAACCAGGCCGGCACGGTGCTGCCGAACGGCACGGCGCCGGGCGGCAGCACCACGATCAATACCTCCATCGTCATTGATGCGCGCGGCGCCGATGCGGGGGTGGAGGCGCGGCTGCGCCTGCTGGCGGGGCAGATTGCGCGGCAGGCTTCCAGCATGACGCTGGATGCCATTCGCCGGGGCGGCAGCGCTTATGAAACCGTGCGGGGGTAACAGCCATGGTTGAATATGCCTGGCCCGAGGCGCTGCGCCCAACGCGGCTGACATTCTATCTGCAGCACAATACCACGCGCTTTGTCTCGCCCATTACGCGCCAGGCGCAGGTGCTGCGGCGCGAAGGTGCGCGCTGGGTGGCGCAGGCCAGTTTTGAACCGCTGGATCGCAGGCGCGGTGGTATTCTGGAGGGGTTGCTGGCCGCGCTGGCGGGATCGCTCAATACGGTCAGGATCTATGATTGGCGGCGGGAGTTTCGCAGTGGCGATCCGCGCAGCCAGGGGCAAGTGCCAAGCGGGCCATTCTCCTTTAACGACGCGACGATCTTTACCGATGGTACCGGCTTTGTGGTGGGTTCGGGCAATCCGGCGCTGGCGGCGGGCGCGCCGCGCGGTGCGCTCTCGATCCAGACGCAGGGTTGGTATCCGAATGCGATTGCGATTGGCGCGGGCGACATGATTGGCCTTGCCGGACGGCTTTATATCGCGACCGAGGCCATCACCGCCTCCGGCACTGGCACCGCGACCATTCCGATCGCGCCACCCTTGCGCGAGGCATTGCTGGTGAACCAGCCGCTGGTGCTGACCAAGCCGAGCGTGCCGATGCGGTTGGTATCGGATGATGAGGCCGCGAACCCAACCCGCCCGGGCGGCTTTACCGCCATCACCATCCGGCTTGAGGAGGCGTTGTAATGTCCGGCAGCAATCCATCGCCGCGCCTCACGCCGGCTGCCATTGCCGCTGCGGCGTCGCCGGTCGCGGCACCTGTTGTGTTGGTGGAGCTTGATTTCGCCTCGGGCTTTTTCCGCGCCTGGACGGGAATTGGGCCATTGCATTGGGCGGGCAAGGTGTTTGAGGGGCTCGGCGCGATTGGTGCCGTCAGCGAAATTGAGGAAACGGTCGAATTGCGCGCGGTGCGACTGACGCTATCGCTTTCGCCAGTGCCGCAGGATGTGGTGGATATCGCGCTGACGGAGCGCAGCTTTCGGCTCCGTCCCGCACGGCTATGGGGCGTGCTTCTGGATGCTGAGGGTGCTTTTGTTGCTGATCCATTCCCGCTTTGGGCGGGGCTCATGGATGTGATGGAAGTGACGGACGGGACATCCATTCGGCCACCGATGATCAGGGCCGCGCCGATGGATATTTCTACGCCGTTGTCGTGCTCGCCGCGCATCGCGTGCACTCCATTGGCGATGTCTGGTTGGGCGATACGCTGGCGACCGATGCGAAGTTTGCCGGCTTGGTGCGGATTGATCGCCATTTGGGCGCGGCGGATCAGGTGGCGAATGCAAATCTGATCGCCGAGACCGGCGGCAAATGGACCGCCAACCATCGTGGCTGCGGGCGTGCCTATGTCGCGGTGCGCCTAAAGATCACCGCCCAGGCCTTTCCCTCCGGCCCGCCCAATATCGCGGCGCTGGTGCAAGGCGCGAATAGCATTCTGGACCCGCGCAGCAATACAACGGGATGGTCGGACAATCCCGCGCTCTGCCTTGCCTGGTATCTCACCGCGCCCTTTGGGTGGAAGGCATCCTGGGATGATATCGACATCCCCGCCCTGATCGCCGCTGCCAATATCTGTGATGAGCTAATCGGCACGCGCGCTGGCGTCTATGAAAAGCGCTATACGGTCAATGGCCGGGTCTCGCTTGGTGAGGGAAAGATCGCCATCACCCGCAAGCTTGTCGCTGCCATGGCGGGTGCGCTGGTGGTCTCGGGCGGGCGGTTTTTCATCCATGCCGGTGGGCCGTCGCTGCCGACATTCACACTCAATGCCAATGCGCTGCGCGGAGATGTCACCATCCAGGGCAGCCGGCCGCGCAGGGATCTCTTTAACGGTGTGCGCGCGGTTTATGTGGACCCGGCCAAGAACTGGCAACCGACCGATGCACCGCCGCTGCTCGCCGCGAATTACGTCGCCGAGGATGGGGGCGAGGCGATTTACCGAAGCATGGAATTTCCGCTGACGACTTCTGTCGCGACCGTGCAGCGCATCATGAAGGCGGAGCTGGAACGCAATCGGCGCCAGCGCGAAGTGGCCTTTCCGGCAAATCTCTCCGCGCTGCGGCTGCGGCCCTGGGATAGCGTGACGCTGGCACTGGATCGGCTGGGGCCCTTTCCGGCGCGGGTGACGGGCTGGCGGTTGGCGCCTGATGGTGGCGTTGATCTGACCTTGGCCGAGGAAGACCCCGCCATTTGGGATTGGGACCCGGCAGTGGATGAACGCGCGACCGGCGATAGCCCATCGGTGGTGCTGCCCAATCCGGGCGTGATTGCCGCACCTGCGACGATCAACTTGGAAACACCGGCGGGCAGTGCATTCACTGCGCTCAGCCTTTCCTGGGCGCCGGTCGGCAGTGCGTATCTGTCCGGCTATGAATTGGAATTCCGTCCCGCCTCGGTGGCGGCCTGGCAGGGCTATGGCGGGGCGCTGAGTGCCACCGCGGCCTCGATCGCCACCAGCGAGCCGACGGCGTTCCGCCTCCGCGCCGTAGCCCGCAGTGGCGCGGTGTCCGGCTGGCAGGAGGCTGCCATTCCAGGCGGCGTCACCGCGCTGGCGGCGCTTGGCATTGCGGGCGGTGTCCGGCTTTCGGGGATCCTCCCGCCAGAGGTCACGCGGTTGCAGGTGCTTGAAGCGAACAGCGCCAATCTTGCCCAGGCGGTGAAGCTTGCCACCGAACCCACCGCGCTACCCTGGGATCGCACCGGCCTCAGTGTTGGTGCTGCCCGCTGGTATTGGCTGCGCTCTGTCTCGGCCGAGGGCAATGTCTCCGCGCTGATCGGGCCGGTCACCGCTACCGCAATCTAGGGGCGCTGCTATGGCCGCACGCATCGATGATCTGCTGGTGCTGGGGCAGAATATCTCGAAGACCGATCTCGCAAAATATCTGCGCGACCGCGAAGCGGTGCTGCCCTTTGACTTCGGCGGGCTTGGCGATGGCGCGGCGAATGATCGCGCGGCCATCCAGGCGTGTTTTGATCGCGCGGCGGCGGATAAGAAATTCGCCGTCATCCCACCCGGCACCTGGCGCGTGGATGCGGGCGTGACGCTGGGTGGCGGCGCACGCGGGCTGATCATGCAGGGGATGATCCAGTACACCGGGGCAACCAATGCTCCCGCGACCGTGCTGACGCTGGGCGATGGTGGCACGACCCGTAATGGCGAAAAGCTCTATCTCGGCCTGCAAGTGACGCGGCAGTTCCAGTCCGATTGGGTCAGCGAGAATGACATCGGGATCCTGGCGCGCAATCTTGATTCCTCGCTGCTTGATCTGCGGCTGGTATCAGGTTTCACCATCGGGCTGCGCACGCTGGGCGATGGGCGCGGTTTTGAGGATAGCACGCTGAACCTAGGGCGCATTCTGAACAACCGCTACGGGCTTGATGCGCATGCCGCGACGGCGACGGCCTGGAACACCTCCATCCGATACTATGGCGGGCATTTCGCTTGCGGCACGGGGATTAATCCGGCGCTGGACCGCTTTGGCGTGCGGTTTTCGCGCGGCGCCGCGGATGCCTATAACAACCACAACCGCCATGTCTTTGACGCGCCGAATTTCGAGCTGCGCCAGCTTGACCCGAATATTGCCATTCCCTTTTTGAACGAGACAAACGGCACGGCCATCATCGCGCGCAACATGCGGATGGAGGGCTGCTCCCCCTTTGCCGCGCGGCACACGGCGGCCGCGACCGACTGCGAATATGATGTGGCCTGGGCACAGAGCTACTCGATTGGCGTGGACTACACCCCAAGCGCGACCCGCGCCGGCAATGCCGTATTCAACCGCCACCGCGCGCCGACATCGCGCCTCACGCGGCTGCTGGCACATATCCCGAATATCCGTGCCGCCGCGTTTTGGCAGAGCAGCACCGAGATTGGTGTGGAGGGTGCCTGCATCATGGCCACCTCCACCACCGCCGAGACCGCTATGGCGGCGCTATCCTGGAATGGGTTGAACGGCATCACAGCCACCGCGCGCGGCCTGCTGCTGAACCCCAATCGCGGCATCGGCTTTGTGGTGCAGACCACGCACGCCAAGGAATTCGCGCTGGCGCATTGGTTGGTGGGCGGTGCCGATGGCGGGCGGCTTTGTCTGCGCTGCTTTGATAGTGCCGGCATTGTGCGCGAGAACATCGCGGGCGATGCGCTGGCATCCGGCACCACCCTGCAATGGGCGCCAACGTCCAAATCCTGGCAGGCGGGGGCTGTGATGCAGGAGAGCGACCTTAATCGCCGCCAGACGGTGCGCTTTGGGCCGGAGGTGGCCTTTGCGCAAATCGGGATCATCGGCTTTGACGGGCAGATTGAGGTGGAAGCGCTGCGGCTTTACGGCCTGCCCGAGGATGCGCCGGCGATCCTGTCCGGCTGCCCCGCGCTGCCCGCGGGCGGAAGGACGCTGATGTTCTCGGCCAGCTGGGATCTGCCGAGCATGCCGCCCGGGGCGACGACGAACGCGGATGTGACTGTGCCCGGTGCACGGCGGGGGGATTTCGCGGATGCGTCGCTGGATACCAGCAGCATTGCCTTTGTGCTGGATTGCCATGTCTGGTCGAATGACAAGGTGCGCGTCACGGCGCGGAATGTGAGCCTGTCCACAGTGGATTTACCTGCGGCCGCGCTGCATGTGCAGGTGGTGAAGCGAAGGGTGGGGTGA